TCCGGATTGCGGAACGAGGGAAGCCTTGGACACCTTGGGAATCGGCGCAGCGGAGCAGGACAAGATCCTGCAGACCATTCACCAATGTTGTGATAAACCGCTGTAATATACACAAGGCCACAACGGCAGAGAACAACCCCGAAAGGGGCTGTTTCTCGTTATTGCCGGAGTGGTTATTTTTATACCCTTTTCACCAGGCCGTGGAAAGTCAGCACCATACGAAGCTTCCCTGTGGTCAAGGGATACACTTCCAGATTGCTGGCAAAGCAAACCGCCCTGGCAAGCCACCGGCAGTTTACAAACTCCAGCTGGTTACCCTCAATGCTGATACTGCCCATGCTGTTAAAGGGTTCGTGTATTTCGTATGCAATCTGCATATCGGTGCCGGCGGTGAGTTTCTCTAAAACGTTGTAGGATAGCTGTAGCTGCTGATACCGCACCGGATTGATAATCCCAGGTTGCTGTTCGTCCTCCAAGATCCACTGCCCAATGCAATCCAGGAGAGTTTCCATTTCACTGCTGAAGTTTTCGTTATCCATTTTCGTTCCTCCCATTAGTACATAATTTCTGCGACTACGCTGATGATTAAGTATAGCACCACGATAATCAGCAACGGTCCTGCGTTTTTGTTACAGAGGGCTTCGATGATTGCCCACACAATGATTGCAGCGATGACTCCCACTTTTCCACCTCCTTACCGAAAACCGCCCACCACGTGGACGGGATAGTTGACTCGCCGGTGTCCTTTTGGGGAGTGAAGGTTGTTTCCCATAGTTGACTGCCAGCCCCAGTAGGGGTCCTGACGGCGCTCCTTCGCCCTTTCAACACACTGTTTGCAACGGATAGGGTCTGCCCAGCCCCGCTTACGAAACCAAGCCTGTTGTTCCTCGGGAAAGCTGAACACGCGAGTACAATCCTTACACTGAATAATTTTTGCCATTTGAACCACTCCTTTATTTTTAAGGGTCAAGCCCTTTTGAATACAAAAGAGCTGGCGTACCTCCCAACCACAAGAAGTACGCCAGCAAAGCCTACAGCCAAAGGACAACCACAAAACCTCCGGCTGTTTCAATTATCTGTACACACCTAACCGCAAAGGGTGTACCCTTAACCACAAGGGGTCGAACACTAACCGCAACCCCTAAGACACTACCCTTAACTGCAAAGGGCACTACACTATACCGCAAAGGGGTGCCCCCCTCCCTCTATATACCGCAAAAGGGGGTACACTTTTTTGGCATTTTTCGGGCTTTTTCTGAAAAATTCACAAAAAGTTCACAAACAACGCACTCGCCAGGGAGGTGATCGCATATCAGAAAACTAAAGAAATACAAGCCGACCCGGTTTATGGCGAAAGGCTCTTACTACGATAAAGCTTCCGCTGACTATGCGGTCAATTTTATTCAGTGCCTATGCCATACAAAAGGCACCTGGGCGCGAAAGCCTTTTGAGCTGATTGATTGGCAGGAGCAGATCATCCGGGATATCTTTGGCACTTTGAAGCCAAACGGCTACCGGCAGTTCAATACGGCTTATATTGAAATACCAAAAAAGCAAGGCAAATCCGAGCTGGCGGCTGCGGTTGCCTTGCTTTTAACTTGTGGTGACAATGAGGAACGAGCTGAAGTATATGGCTGTGCCGCTGACCGCCAACAGGCATCTATCGTATTTAATGTGGCTGCTGATATGGTGCGTATGTGTCCGGCGCTTTCCAAGCGGGTCAAGATCCTGGACTCTCAAAAACGGCTCATCTATCAGCCTACCGGAAGCATCTACCAGGTACTGTCTGCGGATGTGGGTAATAAGCACGGCTTCAATACCCACGGCGTTGTCTTTGACGAGCTGCACACCCAGCCCAACCGGAAGCTCTTTGATGTAATGACCAAAGGCTCCGGTGATGCCCGTATGCAACCGCTGTACTTTCTGATCACCACGGCCGGCAACGACACCAAGTCCATCTGCTATGAGGTGCATCAAAAAGCCAAGGACATCATCGAGGGCAGGAAAATTGACCACACCTTCTATCCTGTTATTTACGGTGCGGATGACACGGACGATTGGACAGACCCCAAGACGTGGAAGAAGGCAAACCCGTCCCTGGGCATTACGGTTGCAATTGATAAGGTCCGGGATGCCTGCGAGTCTGCAAAGCAGAACCCCGGCGAGGAGAATGCGTTTCGGCAACTCCGCTTGAACCAATGGGTGAAGCAGGCTGTCCGCTGGATGCCAATGGAAAGATGGGATAAGTGTGCCTTCGCTGTCAACGAGGATGGCTTGGAAGGGCGCGTTTGCTATGGTGGGCTTGACCTGTCCTCCACCACGGATATCACAGCGTTTGTGCTGGTGTTTCCGCCCGGGGACGAGGATGACAAATACACCATTTTGCCGTACTTCTGGATACCGGAGGACAATCTGGGTCTGCGAGTCAAACGAGATCACGTTCCATACGATGTTTGGGAGCGCCAAGGCTACCTCAAGACCACCGAGGGAAATGTGGTCCACTACGGCTTCATTGAGAAGTTCATTGAAAAGCTGGGTGAACGCTTCAACATCCGTGAGATTGCATTCGACCGATGGGGCGCTGTTCAGATGGTGCAGAACCTGGAAGGTATGGGTTTTACCGTGGTGCCTTTTGGACAAGGCTTTAAAGATATGTCTCCACCGACCAAGGAGCTGATGAAGCTGGTACTGGAAGAAAAACTGGCCCACGGCGGACACCCGGTTCTGCGTTGGATGATGGACAACATTTTTATTCGTACCGATCCAGCAGGCAATATCAAGCCAGACAAGGAAAAGTCCACAGAGAAGATTGACGGTGCCGTTGCCACCATTATGGCACTCGACCGTGCAATCCGATGTGGCAATGATAACAGTGCTTCGGTTTATGACAGCCGGGGCATTTTGTTTTTGTAAAGGATGATAGACCTATGATAGAAATCACAATCAACAAAGCAGATGCTGCCGCCTCCCAGTTGGAAACCTTGGTCTGCGGAATGGTGAATGTGGTGCAGATCCACTTCACCCTTTCGGAGCATTGGGAAGGACTCCATAAGACAGCAGTCTTTACCAACGGGCAGACCACCATCGATGTGCTGGAAAGCGAATGGCTGACAGCGGACACCTGCGTGTTGCCACCGGAGATGCTGGCTGTAGCTGGGAAAAAGATCAGCGTGGGTCTGCGAGGACAGGCTACTGGCGAAGATGGCGTCGACATACTGCCTTCCACGCTTTGCAGTTTGGGTGCAGTGAAGCCCGGACCTGCAGCACAGGCAGACACCGGCACTCAGCCGAGCCTTCCGGTATGGGGACAGCTTCAGGAGCAGGTCGCAGATCTGCGAGACAATGCCAAACTGTGCTACACCACCCTGGAAAAGCCTAAGACCGGAGAAGATGATTCAAGTGTGAGAGTCCGGATCAATCTGCGCGGCATTTCACGGCTGACCGGCAAGCTGGAGCTTCATGTATATGTGTGTATGCGCCACCGACATAGATCCTGCTACTGGCGGCACCCCAGCAACTGGGATGCGGAGCAGGGAGAAGGAATTGTCAAAATGGGCTACGGTGAAATTGCCGGGAAACCTTATGCCAACGGCGATGTTGCAATTTCTGATGTATACCCGGATGTTCCTGACTGGATGCCTAACGAGGGGTATTTGGAAACGGTCATCCCGATTTCCACAATGGCACGGCGGCGCGGTTATGTGCTGTTGGATCTTTCCAATTGGTTGCTCCCCTTGCTGAAGCCTGCAGAGGAGGATGCTTTTTCCTGGTCCCGCTGTGGTCTTATGGGCGTACAGGGTGACGGAACAGTTGCTCCCTTGCTGTTCCAGTTCCGGCTTGTGGAGGCGGGCAAACAGATTGGCACAGCGGAAAGTACTCTCGCAGTAGGTATACGTAGACAGCTTTCAGGGGAAGAGAAGTTCTTGACCCCGGACAATACCGTTAACAGCAGCGTGCTGTATCTGTCGATTCGATAAACTCTTGGGAGAAGCGATGTGGTTGCCTGTTTTTGCCCCCGCATCAATCGGCATCTGGTCATCTCTTCGTGGTGCGAGGTTCGTTGCTCCCAAGCAATATAAGAAAGTGAGTGTTTATGAGTGTTTTCTCCGGCATAAAAAAAGAACCCCACTTTCGCAAGTGAGGTTCTAATTTCATATGGATACAATTCCGGATTTGCAGGGGAACGCAGGATCGGCCTTGGTGAGGGCCAGCAAACGGCAAGCGGCACCGTCAGGATGGTTTCTGCCGGACTCCCATGCCTCTACCGTTTTTACGGACACACCGATAAAGCAGGCAAACTTCTTTTGAGTAAGCCCGGTGCTTTGACGGATGCTTCTGATTTCGCTCGACTCAAAAGTAGAAAGCGGTGCGATTTCCAGAGTGGTGGTTCTTGCTTTGAGCTTGCCCTGTTCGTATTCGATGGCTTGGGTCAAACCTGTTTTGATGTCATCAAAAATGCTACTCATAACTTACTCTCCTTCCAATTGTTTTTTCAGGATATCCATAAGCTGACGGAGTTCGTTTCGCTCCTCCTTGGTTAGGTTATCCTTCTCGTTCTTAGGATATGCAGTAATCAGATAAATTTTATCGTAGACTTCAAAATCTACATAGATCACTCGGGCACTGCCACTTTTGCCTCTGTCCTCAAAAGCAAAGCGCATTTTTCGGACACCGCCGGTGCCTTGCATAACAGGGCCGACCTTTGGATCCTCAAGTAATTCCCGTTGAAGTCTTGCTAAATCGTCGTCATTAAGACCCATTGCTTTCCAACGGGAACGGAAAATGGGCAATTCAATAAATATTCGCTTCATACAACATATCCTTTCTCTTTCTCACCCTTATAATACCCTATTTAATAGGGTATTGTCAATAGCTTTTTATATGTTTTCAAAAAGGAGTTTTCGCTATGGGTATTTTCTCTGGTTTGTTCCGAAGCCGGGACAAGCCTACAAACAGAACAGCCGGTAGTGCCTACAGTTTTTTTCTTGGTGGTAGCTCTTCCGGAAAGCCGGTGACGGAACGATCCGCTATGCAAATGACAGCGGTGCATTCCTGCGTCCGGATCTTGGCAGAGGCTATTGCCTGTTTGCCGTTGCATCTTTACCGATACACAGAAAACGGCGGCAAGGAGAAAGCTCTCGACCACCCACTGTATCGCATTCTGCACGATGAACCGAATCCAGAAATGAGTTCTTACATTTTTCGGGAGACCCTAATGACCCATCTGCTACTTTGGGGCAATGCCTATGCCCAGGTGATCCGCAACGGCAAGAATGAGGTCATTGCTCTGTATCCGCTGATGCCAAACCGTATGACAGTGGATAGAGACGACAAGGGTCAGCTGTATTACCAATACACAACCTCCCAGGAGGATGCTCCCACACTGCAAGGTGGTACCGTAACCCTTCGACCAGAAGATGTGCTGCATATCCCCGGTCTTGGCTTTGACGGCCTTGTGGGCTATAGCCCCATTGCCATGGCAAAGAACTCCATCGGCATGGCAATTGCCTGCGAGGAGTATGGTGCCAAGTTCTTTGCAAATGGTGCTGCCCCAGGTGGCGTGTTGGAACACCCCGGTACTATCAAAGACCCGCAGAGAGTCAGGGAAAGCTGGCAATCCACCTTCGGTGGTACCGGCAACGCCAACAAGATCGCAGTGTTGGAGGAGGGTATGAAATATACTCCCATTTCCATATCTCCAGAGCAGGCACAGTTCCTGGAGACCCGAAAATTCCAAATAAATGAAATTGCTCGAATTTTCCGAGTGCCGCCCCATATGGTGGGTGACCTGGAAAAGTCGAGCTTTTCTAATATCGAGCAACAGTCCCTGGAATTCGTGAAATACACCCTGGATCCCTGGGTGGTTCGCTGGGAGCAATCCATACAGCGGATTCTGCTGACTCCGGACGAGAAGCAGGAGTATTTCGTGAAGTTCAATTTGGAAGGTCTGCTCCGGGGCGATTACCAAAGCCGAATGAACGGCTACGCAATCGCTCGACAGAACGGCTGGATGTCCGCCAATGACATCCGGGAATTGGAGAATCAGGATCGTATCCCCACAGAACAGGGTGGCGACCTGTACCTCATTAACGGCAATATGCTCCCTATGGGCAATGCGGGAGCCTTTGCGAATATCACCCCAATAACTGAAGGAAAGGAGAACGAAACCGATGAAGAAGTTTTGGAAGTGGACAAATCTGGCGGAGACGGTGACGGAAGCGGAACAGACTCCGGCGGAGAGAACTCTGCATCTAAACGGCACAATCGCCGAGGAAAGCTGGTTTGATGATGATGTCACGCCCCAGCTGTTCAAGGAAGAGCTTATGGCTGACACCGGTGACATTATCGTATGGATCAATTCCCCCGGTGGTGACTGCGTTGCAGCTGCCCAAATCTACAATATGCTGATGGACTACCCCGGCAATGTAACTGTCAAGATTGATGGTATCGCAGCATCTGCGGCATCTGTCATTGCAATGGCAGGAACCAAGGTGCTGATGTCTCCCGTGTCTATGCTGATGATCCATAACCCCATGACGATTGCCTTTGGCGACTCTGCGGAAATGCAGAAGGCAATCGAGATGCTGGCAAGCGTGAAGGATTCCATCATCAATGCTTATGAAATCAAGACTGGCCTGTCCCGGGCAAAGCTGAGTCACCTTATGGACGCAGAGACCTGGATGGATGCCAATAAGGCTGTGGAGCTTGGTTTTGCGGATGGCATTCTGAAGCGTGATGCTGCGGATGCAGTTGAGCCTCCTATGGTCTCTATGCTGTATTCCGAAGCAAAGGTGGTCAACTCCCTCAAGGAGAAGCTGGCTGCCAAGTGCCGCATCGCACCCAAACCCACCGCAACCGAACCTACTGAACCCACACGTACACACAAAGCCGATGACCTTTTGGATCGGCTCAATCTCATCAAAAATTGGAGGTAATTTATTATGACTATTTCTGAACTGCGCGAGAAGCGCAATAAGGCATGGGAAGCCGCCAAGGCTTTCGTTGAAACAAAGCGGGATGCTGACGGTCTGATGTCCGCCGAGGATGCCGCTACCTACGCTCAGATGGAAAAGAAGGTGCAGGACTATAGCACCGAGATCGACCGTATGGAGCGCCAGGAGGCTATTGACCGCCAGATGAACGCCCCCACTTCCACCCCCATCACCACCAAGCCTTCCGCGGCAGCCCCCAAAGCTGATACTAAGACCGGCCGTGCAGCTGATACCTACAAGACTTCCTTCTGGAATCAGATGCGGAACAAGACCAGTGTCGAAGTTCGTAATGCTTTGAGTGTTGGTGTGGATGCTGACGGTGGCTACCTGGTGCCCGACACCTACGAAAAGAACCTGATCACCGCACTGAACGATGCGATGGTGGTTCGTAAGCTGGCACACACCTTTGTCACTTCCTGCGGTGTCCACAAGATCCCCGTTGTGACCTCTCATGGTACCGCCAACTGGGTGGAGGAAGCTGGTGAGATCCCCGAAACCACCGAGACCTTCGGCCAGCAGCACATTGGCGCTCACAAGCTGACTGCCCTCATCAAGATCTCCGAGGAGCTGCTCAACGACTCCGCATTTGATCTGGAGGGCTATTTCCAGAAGGAGTTCACCAAGCGTATCCTGAACGCCGAGGAGGTTGCCTTTATTACCGGCGATGGTAACGGCAAGCCTACCGGTCTGCTGGATGCTGATACCGGTGCCGAGGTCGGTGTGACCGCTGCTTCTGCTACCGAGATTACCGCTGATGACATCATCAATCTGTACTACAGCCTCCGCGCTCCTTACCGTAGCAAGGCAGTGTGGCTGCTGAACGACTCCACCATCAACGCCATTCGCCTACTGAAGGACAAAAACGGCCAGTACCTGTGGCAGCCCTCCCTCAAGGAAGGCACTCCCGATATGCTGTTGGGTCGTCCCGTTTACACTTCCACCGCATTCCCCACCATCGGTGCTGGTCAGAAGTCTGTTGCTTTCGGTGATTTGTCCTACTACTGGATCGGTGACCGTGAGGGCATCACTTTCCGCCGCCTGAACGAGCTGTACGCAGCCAAGGGTCAGGTCGGCTTCCTGGCTACCAAGCGTGTGGATGCCAAGCTGATCCTGCCCGAAGCAATCAAGGTCCTGCAAATGGCTACTGCCTAATAACAGGAGGTGGCGGTGATGAGTACCCTTCTGACAAAGGTCAAGCAAAACTTAATCCTGGAACACGAGGCTGACGATCCTCTGCTGGAGAGCTTTATCACTGCCGCCATTTCCTATGCGGAAAGCTATCAGCACATCCCGGAGGGTTACTATTCCGAGAATGCGATGCCGGCCACCACAGAGCAAGCCATTATTATGCTGTCGTCCCACTTTTATGAAAGCCGGGACGGCAGCACCGGTGGCTTCTTCGCAGACAATGTCCAAGCCG